ATCATTATTGTGTTGCTGTGGGTAATTCCACACTATACAGCTTGTTGAGGACGTACTTAGACCCGGACTCAACCATAAAAAGCGGATATACGCAGCGCACCATAGCCTATTACTTCTGTGAATAGTTGCACTACTGCTCAGTGGAGCGGCACTACTGCTCAGTGGAGCGGCGCAGGCATGCGTTAACTCCAACACATGATATAGCACAACCTACCCATGAGTGACATCAAACAACAACGTGCAGCTGATTTCAAAAAGAAAACAGCTGCTAAAGCTATATCAGCACACAAACACGCTCGTGCCAAAGTGAAACGCTTCAAACTTCGCGGGTTTCGGGGGACTGAGGCTCAATTAGCTCAGAAACTTGAACTGGCAAGAAAGAAACGTATCGCTACTGGCACAAATTATCCCGCTCGACAGCGAGCACATCAGCGTTTCCTGGACCAGGCTCTAGGCCGTGCCGTCATCGAAGCACAATTAGTCCAATCAGGTGTAGAAGAAAACCCAGGGCCAAAGCATGGGGGTTCTGATACACATGGACGAAATTTTGCTAAGAGGATGGCACGGGTACGACGAGCTTTAGTTTCATCAGATTCAGGATGCGCCAGTCCCAGTGAGTCCGAGGATGATAGTCAACTGTCACCTGCATTATATTCTGCTTATATAGTGAATCGTGAAGTTGGCCTATCTAATGGACTCACAGTACATCGACGCCAGCGTGGCGCCGTCCCCGAGGAGCAATCTGTAGACGGAGGAAAAGGTCCGACAACGACAACGACCTGTTCACCTGCTGAGAATTGTCCTAAGGTAGCGCCGACAACCACCACTAGTACCACAGTTACAACAGCTAGTGTACCGGCCGTGAAGGTTGCGGACACTGCAGGCAGTGATGCCGCGAGTGTCGAAATTTCAAGTAGCTCCATTACCGCCCGGCAAGAAGCCGGTGGGAGCTCAGCACTGGGTGACACTTCACCAGTGCGGATAGCGGCGCCGGCGAACACTGCGCCGACGAATGCTACTCCGGTGTCAGCAGCTGTTGCAGCTGCTGAACCCACGGAAGTGCTTGTCCCTATCCCGCGACCACCACCTGGTATATTACCGTTAGACGGTCTACGTGTTGATGAAGACACGCTGGTTAGATTGCTTCGTGAGAAGTACCCAACCAGTTTGACTGATCATGGACACAAAGCCCGTTCAATAAATCTAATGTACGATGTCGTGGTTCCTGCCGAGCTCGATACCCGATTGATGGGGGATCTCGCGATCCCACGTGTCAACAGGCCAGTCGTCCTTGGCTTTTGGGATTTTGAGGTCCCGACCGATGATCGTCTTTCATTCTTAGAGAAACTGTGTCGATTGAAGAATATGGAAGAGAAGCATTTGGTCTTTTGCCCGCACCTAATTTCTAGTGTGGTGCGGGAGTACAGTTTAGATGTCACCCCTGAGCAATTGGTGAATATTAGACCAAAGATGCTCAGGATACCCGCTCTGCCATTAGATGCGAGACTTGCCGCCGATGTACTAGACGGCTCTGAGTTTGTAGCGCGCTTGATTTTGAGCGCGCGTTTAAACTCCACTTGGTCGCTAGAGGGTCCGCTAGCGGCACCAGTGCGCGAACGAAGGAGAAAGGGACCGTTGGCAACATTTGGTCCGCAAATTGCCGTACCTACGCTCTTGGAGCACGCCCCGATGAAACCCCAAAACCGCCTCCGCCGGTACCCACAACGATACCGCACTTTGAAGATTGCGCTACTGTTCACGTGCGTGTTCCTCGCTCGCGCAATTTTCGAAAGTTGTCGTTTGGTGCTGTCCCTGGTTATGCCCCGCTCTCATTGGATAGAAACGATCCTGTTACGGTGTATCGTGGGATCTCTCAGAGGCTTGCTCGTGACCTGCCTGTTCCTAGCCCTGGCGTATTGGCGCGTCTGGCTGCTTTTGTTGATAAATGGCTGCTTGATAACATTGCGCCGGTGGCTCCAAAGTCTTTTGAAGACTGGCTCGCCTCTTCGCCGTATCCCCAACGGCGTCGGGACGAGTTGATGGCCCTCTATTTGAATGATCACGGTGCTCGGCCCACGAGGAAACAATGCGAGCACGTTGATTCATTCATTAAATTAGAGAGTTATCCCGAATACAAGGAGGCCCGTTGGATCAATAGTCGTTGTGATCGCTTTAAAGTTTACTCTGGCCGGTTCTTTAAAGCAATTGAAGATGAGCTTTACCGCAACCCTTGGTTCATAAAACATGTGCCTGTGCCTGATAGGCCGCGTGTTATAAACGAACTGAAGAGGGATGGGTGTTACTATTACGAAAATGATTATAAAGCATACGAATCTCATTTTACACCTGAGGTTATGAATGCTTTGGAATTACGTTTGTATAAATACGCCCTGAAGAGATTTCCACACGATGCAGATTTCATATGCAAAGTGATCTCAGGTAAAAACCACCTACACACCCGAGCACGTATCTCACCGACCCTTTTAGGGCGGCGCATGAGCGGAGACATGTGCACTAGCCTCGGTAATGGCTTCTCGAATCTGATGATTGTGTTGTTTATAGCATCTGAGAAAGGTGCTGTAGGTGACGCTATCCGCGGATTTGTCGAAGGCGATGATGGGCTCTTTGCTTCTACTGTTAAGCTTGAGGAGAGTGACTTTCGTTCACTAGGGTTTACTGTTGAAATACACCAGGTAGCTAGTCCTAATGAGGCGCATTTTTGTGGGATGACATGTTCCACAAAGAATGAGGTCCTCAAGGACCCGCGCCGGGTGTTGGAAACCTTTGGGTGGACACACTCTTGTATTGATGCCGGGCCCCGTGTCTTGGACCAATTATTGCGCTCAAAAGCAATGTCATTAGCTTATGAATTGCCTCAGTGCCCAATAATTGGGGTCCTAGCAAGAGTAGCGTTACAATTAACGAACGGCATCACACCTCGAGCTGAGACCGGCTTGTGGGCTGACAGAACAGGTTCTACCGACGTGGTTGGTGCTTTCACACCAAGCCCGGAGGCGAGAGAACTCGTCAGTCGTTTGTTCCACATTAACCAGGAGACTCAAATCCTGGCTGAGGATCTAATCGCCAGTCACCGACTTGACCTGTTGGCTGATTTGTTACCATCCGGCGATCATATAGACCATTACTCAACTAGATACCTTGAAGTGGGGTGAGTAATGGCAGTTACAGTCTTTAATAATAAATCTGGATATCCGTGCCGACTACACGGGCCACCAGTGATCCGG